CCGCCTTGCTGGGGTCCACCCGGACCTCGTCAAGGTTGTTGAGCGCGCCATTGAAATCACGGAGATTGACTTTGCCGTGCTCGAAGGTGTTCGCTCAAAGACTCGCCAAGAACAGCTCGTCAAAGCTGGCGCCAGTCAGACCATGAGGTCACGCCACCTGACTGGGCATGCTGTCGATCTTGGTGCTTACGTGGCCGGCTCAGTGCGCTGGGACTGGCCTCTGTATCACAAGCTTGCTGTTGCCGTCAAGCAGGCTGCCGCCGAGTTGCAGGTCCCCATTGAGTGGGGTGGCGACTGGATGACATTCAAAGACGGTCCACATTGGCAATTGCCTTGGAAGGAGTATCCATAATGGACCCAATCACCCTCAGCGGCATCTTCAGCATTGGCACCAAGCTCATTGACAAGATCTTCCCAGACCCTGAGCAGAAGGCCAAAGCTCAACTGGAGTTGCTCAAGCTCCAACAGTCGGGTGACCTGGACGAGATGAAGACCCAGCTCAGCGCCATCATTGCTGAAGCGCAGTCCACAGATCCATGGACTAGCCGCGCACGCCCATCGTTCCTGTATGTGGTCTACGTGCTACTGCTGTGGAGTATACCCATGGGAGTCCTGACCATCTTCAGACCTGAAGCTGCTGCTGCCTTCACAGCCGGCTTCAAGGCCTGGATGCTGGCCATTCCTGAGCCAGTGCTGACCCTCTTTGGCGTCGTGATGACTGGCTACGTCGCCGGCAGGTCCTGGGAGAAGGTTCGGGGAGCCGCGAAGTAGGCAGGGACTAACAGGAACCATGCAGGATTGAAAAGAAAGGCCTAGTCCAGTACTTACTACTGGCTAGGCCTTAGTTGTTTGCCTCGGGTCATCCCTGAGGCTCAAGTTTGATCAAAGCTCCACAAGAAGTTGCTCCCAGGCCCTTCCGGCGCCAGTCCACAAGTCTTTGGCTGCCGAGTGAGGGTACTCCTCCACATAGACGATCCGCTGGCAACTCGTGTTCAGCAGCAGCTTGCAGCAGGTCATGCATGGGCTGGCCGTCACGTAGGCTGTGTGGATTGCATACATGTCTCGGCACTGGAGCAAAGCATTCTGCTCGGCGTGGATCGCCTGACAGCCATCAAGGTTCGTGCCGCTTGGCGCCTTGGCCCCTGAGCAAGCATGAGGAAAGACCTCAACCACATAGGTGTTGTGGCCATCGTCATCGGTGACAACCTCCATGTGATTGCAGTGAGGAAGCCCAGCCGCAATGCCGTTGTACCCGGTTGAGAGTACATGGCCACGGGCATTCAGCAAGACACAACCCACGGCGCGGCGGCAGCAGGTTGTTCTCTGAGCGGTCAGCAAGGCCAGCTTGAGGGCCCATTCGTCGCGGCTGAGTCTCATCTTAGTTCTCCCACCAGCGAAGGTCGTCACCAGCCTTGGTCTCGCGCAAGGCGGCCAAGGTCTTCATCAAGTGCTGCGCGTCGTTCCAAAGCAGGATGTCTGTCTCAGGTTGCTCAAGGACCTCACTGGCCAGGCACAACTTAGCATCTGCCCAGTTGGTCTCGTACAGGTGGCTTGAGGCTGCCGTCAAGAAGAGGCGACCAGGCTTCACTGCGTCAGCAGTTGTGCGGTGTTCATTCAGCAGGCCACAGACCAGATGGGCCAACATGCTGAAGTTGAAGACGTCATACGGCACGCCAAGCCAGACGTCGCTTGATCGCATGAACACGTGTGCATTCACCTTGCCGCTGCGGATGCTGAAGAAGATCGCTACGGTGCAAGGCACGTCCTTGGTGTCCGGTGGGCACTCACGCCAGATGGTCAGACCAGCTTGACGGCTGTCCTCATCGGCCCGCAACTTGTCAATGATGTAGGGCAGTTGAGCCACGATCTTGGGGCCATAGGCCCCAAAGAAGCGTTCACCATCGTCGCTGAAGTCCTTGATGCGGCTGTTGTATGGAGCAATGGTCTCCACGCGGTCGTCGCCAGAGAGGATCCAGTACGCCTCGGCGGCCATGAACTTGTAGCTGAGGCTGCGGTCAGGTACACGAAGCACCGGGCGGCGCATGTCAACCACCATCGTGCGTTGGGGAATCTCACGGGTCATTCGACCGCGTGGCGCCACTGGGTCACCGTTGGTCAGAATGTCATTGATGGCGTCAAGCCAAGTTCTTGAGAAGTCCATGATCAGTCCTTGCCATTGGCGCCGGCAAAGAAGCCGGCATAGTTGATGATGTCCAGCGCCGTGTCACGCAGGCCTTCAAAGTTTGCATCATGGCCACGCATCTCTTTGAGGACCAGCGAGTTGAAGCGCTGAGACTTGGTATGGAGCATCTGAGCATAGCTCACGGCGCCAAATGGGAAGTATGACGAGCGATCGATCTTGTGTGGATCCATGTCCACAGCGCCTTGGTTGTAGTCCTGGCTCTTACGGATGCAGAGCAGAGCAGCTTCAGCCAAAGCGCCGGGATGACCGCCGCGAGACTGGAGTTCTTCCAGCAGTTCGACGGTCGAGCATTCTGCCAGTTGAGTGGCAGTCAACAGTGATTTGGTCTTCATATCAGTTCCTTTACGAGTTACCATGACAAAATTTCCTTCAAGCGAGATTCAGGACCTACCCAACCTGCCGGCTTCTTGACGTCGAACGCACTGCCGCGTTTCGAGTCTTCAGCCTTGGCCACACGAACCTTGGCCATATTAGCAGAGTGAACTGCGTGCATGCCGGCGTGCCACTGAGCAGGATTAATGCCAGCAAAGAGTGCTGTGCCGTAGGCCACATAAGCCAGATCGAGCAGAGCATCGAAGGCGCCAACCTTGTCACCAGTAGCCAAAGCCTCTTTGAGCTCATCGAGTTCTTCTTGGAGGAACTTGACACGAAATTCCTGCGCAGCAGGGTCTTGCATGAGCTTGTCTTCATTGCCCAGAGGCAGGTCAAACTTCTCATGGAATTCAGCGACATTTCCAATCATTAGAACGGCGCTCCTTTCGTGGCCTTGCGGACAACTGGCTTGACGGGCTTGCCATCAGCTGCTTTGCGGCACACCCACAGATTGTTGCGGGCATGATCAGGATACAGTGAGCCAAAGATGTTGCTGATGGCATCGCTGTCAAAGTACTGCTCAAGGCCTTGGCGAACCAGTTTGATGGCGTCCAGCATTTTCTTGCCGTCCATGCCAGGAACTTGTGGCTCAACCTTGCCGATGTGCTTGATGTCCATGAAGGTGCCAAAGCGGCGCTCAATGACGTAGCCGGCCTTCTCAATGGCAGCCTGCAACTCAGGCACGGTGTACTCATGGATGTGGTTCTTGGCATGGCGCTTGCCGTCGTAGACCGGGGTCGAGAGCAGCAGAACACCACCGGGCTTGGTGGCAGCAAACATGGCCTTGAGCAGGTTGGCGCCGTGCTCGACCTTCATGTGCTCAATGACTTCGTAGTTGACCACGACATCGAAGCCTTCAGGACGCGCCTTCAGGAGCTCCTTGTAGCGCTCGACAAAGTTGAACTCGCCCAGGAACTGAAGACGCTGGCTGTTGGAAGGCTTCAGCTTGTTGAGGTCCACGCCAGTGTAGTGGTTGACATGAGCAGCTGCCCCGCCTGTGAGAATCTTGCTGAGTGGCTTGTCTTCGCCGCAGCCGACTTCAAGGACGTTATGCTTGGCAGTAATAAAGCGACGTGCAAAGCTCCAGCGCCAGAAGTGGGCGGAGTAGTCACGGTGCAGAGTTCGGCCGTGGCCTGCCTCATGCAGCTGAGTGGTGTCGTAGTCGCGGTCGTCGCGGGTAATCTTTTTAGTGGACTTGGGCATGATAGTTCCTTTGCGTGATGGATGCCATTGGTGAGGCGCCTTGTCGGTGGCGCCTCGGTACCGTGTTACTTTGCCACCTTGGCTTCTGGCGGGTTCTGACCTTGCTTCTTCAGGTGGTTGCGGTACCACTTGACGTAACCACGCTTCTTCTCGTCCAGACCAAACTCGGCTTGGACCTTCTCGAAGATTTGGTCGTCTGTCAACTTGCCAGCCATGATCAAATCTTGAAACATCTGAGCAGCCGAGGGTTTCTTCTCCCCAGCCTTGGCGGGCTTTGACACTGGCTTCTTCACCACCGGATCAACAGCTCGGCGACCGGCTTTAACCTCGGTCGTCTTTGCTGCCGGCTTCTTGGCGGCGGGTTTTGCTGCTTTGGTGGCAGCCGGCTTCTCAGCCGTGGTTTGCTTTTTGGCGGTAGCCATTTCGAGCTCCTGTTTGCTTACGTTGATGACTTGGCCAAGATATTCCATGGCCTCCTTTGTCGCCCCGAGGGTCTGGCTGTAGTTCACGAAGAGCTGACATGCCTTCTCAACAGGGTATCCTTCCATCGGCGTGAACCGCTGGTCGAATGAATCCGCCGACGTCGAATGGACCTCAAGGCCCAAAATGATGTCTAGCGGAATGAACTTGACAAGACCTGCGCTGCGCTCAACTTGAATGCAGGTGCGTCTGTTGTGGTCGTGGCACGGCATGACCGCCGGTGCTTGCTTCTTAGTTGCCATTCTTTTTATCTCCAGAAAGTTGATCAGCGATGACGGACAATTCAAGAAGGCCTTGCATCAAGACCTTGGCTTCAGGCCAGTACTGTGGTCCATAGACCTGCCAGTGAAGCTGAACTGTGCCGCTCTTCTTGCTCACGAGAGCACGCCTACCGCCGTCGATGTACAGCTGGAAGCGAATCTCCTCGTGCGTGCTCTCGTCAATAATCTCGATGGTGTCCGGGTTGCTGATAGTCATTTGCATTCCCCATCGTACGGAGGCCAACCAGTGCGGTTGTTGGCTGGCACACCGGCTTTTGCTTCGGCTTTCCAAGTGGCAACCATGGAGCAGTAGTTCTCGTGCTGGGCATCAGCGTCCTCAGCATCGAAGTGGCCAACAACACCAACCAAGATGAGAAGAGCGGCGGCCAAAGCCGCCTTGTTCAGCGCGCTCATGATCAAGCTTCCTTGGGCAGGAGACCAGTGCGCTTCATCTCGCAACGATACCAAGTAGGGTAGTGCTTCTTGGAGTCGTCAAGGTTGAACTGCTGCTTCAGTGCTTCCCAGACTTCTTGGTTAGTCTTGCCAGACAGGATCAACTCACGCGCCGTGGCAGAGATGCCCATCTTCTTCGGCTTGACTTCGACAACCGTGTCGGCAGCGCGACGACCTGCCTTAACAACCTTGGCCTTAGGTTCGGCAGCGGCAGCGACAACTGGCTTGGGGTTCTTCAAAGACTCAAGATGGGCGGCAGCTGCGCCGAGCTTGCACTCGAACTTGTCGCCAACCTTCGTGATGAAGAGGTTGTAATCGCGAGCCTGAAGGCCGAGCTTACGCAGGGCTGAAGTGGCAGAGTCGCGGGCGGTGTAGGTCTTGGTCGTCATGGTAGGGTCCTCAGCAAGGTTTGTTCGGTCAAGCACCATTGCGTTGACCGTGATTAGATTTTAGTGTGCCACGATGGGCTTGTAAACACCTATTTTCAAATTATTTGCGCAATTTTTTGAGCGCGTCGAACAAAGCATTCTGCCCACGGCGCTTGGACTTCACAGCGGCCAACACTACTTCATCTACCGTCCCACGGGCCATGATGTGATGTACAAAGACCTTCTTGCTCTTGTTGCCCTGACGAAGAACCCTGCGGATGAACTGGTCATAGAGCTCGTAGTCCCAAGTGAGAGAGTGCCAGCAGACATGGTTGCCCATCTCCTGCAGGTTCAGACCGTGCGCCATGGCTTGTGGGTGGCCAAGCAGCACAGGCAGCTTGCCAGCATTCCAAAGGTGCTCCAACTCAGCTGACCGCTTAGCCGACACGCCGCCACCGATGTAGGGCACGTCCTGACCAAGCTTCTCACGCAAGCGATCGAGGTCATGCTCGAAGTCGTAGGCCACAAGAAGCGGACTGCCTTGCAACTCATCGATCAGATCGGCCAGTGCGTCAACTTTCTCAGTGTGCAGGTTCACCCACTCACGCTTGGACTTGGGCAGCTTGATCAACGCCTGCACCTCAGGGTCGAGGTAGATGCCGCCGTTGGCCACCTGTCTGCACTTCATGGAGGCAGCTGCTGCCGTGGAGGCAACAATGACCTTGGAGTCAAGCTTGGCGATGAGATCCTCTTCAAGCTGGTTGTACATGGTCATGACATCAGATGGCAGGTCAACACGGATGTTGTTCTCGATGAGAGCCGGCATGTCGAGGTAGTCGTCAGCCGCCATGCGCAAGGCGAGTGGATTGATGCGCTCGTAGATCTCGTCCTCAGCACCTTCACGGATGTTCCAGCTGAAACCGTCATGGCTCGGCACAAAGTACTTCATGCGGTAGTGGCTGATGTACGGTCCGAGCGTGCGGCCTTGGTCGAGGATGTAGCACTGGCCGAACAGATCGAGCAAGCCATTAGACGCTGGTGAACCAGTCAGGCCCCAGCGACGACGGAAGGTGTTGAGCACCAGCTTCAGACCCTTGAAGCGGTTGGTGTTGGTGTGCTTAAACTTGGACAGCTCGTCAACAACCAGAGTGTCAAAGCCCAGGTTCTTGAAACGACGCAGATCGACTTCGACCTTGGTCTTGCCCTGCGCAGTCTTGGTCTTCTTGGCTTGCAGGAGCCAGTCTAGACCCTCAGGATTGATGACGTAAACGTCTGCGTCAGACTTCAATGCTTCGTCCTTCCTGGGACCATGCAGCACCGCTACCTTGAGCCCACCGAAGTCAGTCCACTTGCTGACCTCCTTGGGCCACACACTGTAGCAGACTCGCAGCGGCGCGATGAGCAGGACCTTGTCCAGCAGCTTCTTTTGCTTGAGCAGTTTGATAGCAGCCAGTGTGATGCTAGTCTTACCCAGACCTGGATCTAAGAACAGAGCAGATGCTGCGTGCTCGAGCAAGAATTTGACGGCCTTCTTTTGATAGGCGTGTGGTTGCCACGGCTTCGATGACTGCGGAAAAAGCTCTGATTGCATTGTCGTGTACCTCTACTTGGTAGCCCAGCTGCTTGAGCTGAGCGTGGATGTATTCTTGCTTTGGCTCAGGCTCCTCGCCCGGCCGCTTGAACTCAATCAACAACGGACGACCACCGGGAATCCAGAAAATTCTGTCTGGGTACCCTGTGTCGCCCGGCGTCACGAGTTTTGAGCCGACGATCCCGAGGTGTTTCCACGCCAGGTCGATGGCATCACGTTCGATCTTTGATTCTTTCATGGGAGCTTGTGAAGATCACGGCAAGGAGCACAGACGCCATTCACCAAGCGCCCAGACCACTCGCCGCAAAGATCGCAATCACCAGGCCTGCCAGTTGGTATCTTGGCCGCCTCCTCACGTGTCTTCTTGATCATCGCTTCGTCCCATGGAGCGTCGCGGTCTAGTTGACGATCGACTTCATCCATCTTGTCACCCCATCAACTGAAGCGCGTGGGTGGCCTGCGACTTGGCGTCATCAAGCGCGTTGTGGTAGGTACCTTGGCGGGCCAGCTTGATTTGAGGTTGCAGGCTCTTCAGGGTGCGGTAGCAGCGATTGTTCCAGAAGTCCCACGGCTGGTTGCCACCGATGGCCGCGTAGCAGTTGGCCAAGATGGCATTGTCGAAGTCTGAACCATTGCCCCACACCTTGACTTTCTTCAGACCAAATTGGCTGAGGTACTCAGTCAACTTGTTCAAGGCGTCACGCAGATGCTCTCCTCCACCGTCGACCTCAGTGAGGATCTTCTTGGCTTCGGCATTCTGGCCATCCCACCATTTGACTGTTTCAGGATCCTCATGGAGGCCAAGTTTGAAGCAGCTCAGGCGGTTCACAACCACATAGAGTTCAGGACCAAGCTCTTTGGTCTTTGGGTCAAAGGCGACAGCGCCAATCGAGAGGATGGAGCACCCGGCGCGGCGGCCAAGAGTCTCGAGGTCAATCATCACATGTTCCATTTTGCTTCTCCTTAGTATTTGCAGGGACCGTTTTTGCTGGCACTGAAGAAGCACCAGCGGCATTTGTCATTGGGGCGCGGCGCGAACGTCGTGTCATTCATCATGGCCTTCGTGCGCTTGGCCCAGACCTTCTTGAGGCGGTCAATGTCCTTCGGCGTGAAGATCAGCGGCTTGTCAGCATCTGGGTAGACCGTGCCTTGGTCAAGGTAGGCCAGGCGAGGACGAACTTCCTTTAGGTGCGGATGTAACAGCAAAGCAGTCAAGGCATAAAGCTCAAGCTGCTCGACGTACTCCTCATTCATCTCAGCGCGGAACTTGCCTGTCTTCCAGTCAGTCACGATGAGGATGTCGTCGCCTTCATGGTGGGCGCAGTCGAGCTTGATACGGACGTAGCAGTGGATCCAGTTGTCCCATTCGGTTTCCTGCCAATCCTTGGTGAAGGACCAGTTATCTTCAACCACCATGCCGTTGATGGACTTCTTGAACTGCTTGCGCAACGCCTTGAGCTCATCACCAAACAACTTCAGCTCAGGCGGCAGTGTACGGCCTTTGCCCTTGATGTACTCCTCAGCCAGAGTGTGGATCGCTGCACCACGAGCCATGGCTGGGTTCGGCGGCTCCTTGATGCGATCGATGTGCTTCAGCTTGAACTTCAATGGGCACTGCTTGTAGTCGCTGTACCGACTGAATGACCAACTGGTGGCCTGCTTGATTGGAATCACTTTCTTGGTGGCCATTAGAGCACCTTGCCTTTCTTGTCGTAGTCCTGGAGTTCATCCCAGTTGGTTGCGGAGATTGCTCCCTCGCTCAGGATGGAGACGTCGAACTCTACCGACTCCATTGTTTTGCGCAGCACTTCCATCTCAGGCTTGAGGATCTTCTTCGGCACGCTGACCGTGACCTGGTCATGCACGTTGAGGACGATCTTGGCATCAGGATGCTTGGCCGCGTGGTAGCGAATGATCGCCTCCTTGGTGCAGTCAGCAGCTGAACCCTGAATGAGCACGTTGACCAGCTTGTAGTCAAACTCGCGAATGCGGCCATCAATGAGCTTTGGCTCTTCACAGTAGTACTCACGACCACCCCAGGTGCGGATGGGTTCCTTGTTCTTGGCCCGCAGCTTCATGTCGCTGTACATCTGCTTGAGCCCAGGGTAGAGCATCAGAATGGCCTTCTTCAACTCGCTGGACTCCTCGACCGTCATGCCGTTGCGCTCAGCCAACTTGCCGACGCCCATGCCGTAGATCAGACCGAGGTTGGTGTTCTTCACTGGCTTGCGGTCGTAGAACTTGCCCATCTTCTCGAGCTCTGCCTTGGCATAGTCGTGGAAGTCAATCCAAGGGTTCTCGACGTACTTGTCCATCAGGGCGCCACCGTCGAAGTGGGCCAAGATGCGAGGTTCTTGCTGCGAGTAATCTCGGTCGATGAAGATCTCGCCTTTGAACGGCGTGATGTAGCTGCGCACCTTGGGCAGTGGCGGTAAGACTTCCTTGAAGGGAGACTTGGGCAGCTTCTTCTCAGGCGCCTCGTGGTGGAAGATGGCGGCGAACTCCTTGGGGATGTTCTGGAAGTTCGGTGTCGATGACAGCCGGCCAGTCCGCGTGCCGACATTGTGGCCACCAGACGGCGACTTGATTTGGTTCCAGGTCGTGAAGATCAGACCACCAGATGCGTTGGCTGTGTTAAGCCATGGCTGCATGAAGGTGTTCAAACAGGTGTTGAGCTGGGTCCTGTACTTGAGGACGGCCAGCAGCACCTTGTCAGTGACGCCTTGCAGCAGGGCTTCCTTGTTTGTCTGGAACTTACCTGTTGGCGTCTTGGGCAGCAGATCAGGATCAGCCTTGCCGGCGTTAACCATGGCCTCAACCAACTGAGCACCTGAATCGAGGTTGATGTCTGCATCTGCCTTGAGGGTCTTGATGATCCAGGCATCGATCTTGACTCGCCAGTCGTTGTACATGGCCACATCATCGGCCAGACGCTTGTGGTCCATCTGCAGGCCTTGGCGCTCCATCTCCAGCAGGATGGGCATGAGTTTGCGCTCGCGATCGTATGATGGAATCATGCCTCGGTCAAGGGTCTTTTTCCAGAGCAGGTTGAAGATGGCCTCAGTGCGGTCGACGTCGCCGTTGGCGTACTTGCCGACAAGGTCACCAGGCGCATAGGCGATGTACCTGCCAAAGTAGTGCTCAGACGACTTGCTCTTGCTGATTTTGACTCCTTTGACCGGCTGGTTGGCGATGAGCCACTCACCGACAGCATCTTGCTCATCAGCAGGCAGACCAAGCAGCCGAGTGGCCGATGGCTTCAGGCCAAGTTCCATCTGATGCGGATCGTCGAGGAACAGCAAGAACATAGTGTCATGGATCTTGTCCCATGCAGGAATAGGCAGACCAAAATGCACTTCAGCCACGTCAACGTCGAACTTGCCGTTCTGGAAGAGGACGCCGTCCTTGTGCGCCCACGCCTTCTTCAATTCAGCGGCTCCATTTGACCAGCAGCAGTTGTTGCCAGTTGGGTGGCCCCAAGCGTAATACTTGGACTTCTTGCCAGGATATTTGATGGACACGCCGACAGGCATTGGAGGATACTTTGGTCTGCCCTCGATGCCGAATGTTTCAAAGTCAACGGTCACTGGTTTAGGTTGTTTCATGATGCTCCCAGCTCCATGCGTTCACGGTCCGCACGGACCTTGTTCAATCGGCTGTGAATGCGCTTGATGAATTGCTTGCGCTTACGGCCTTTGAGCTCCTCCTTCAGGAGGGTTTGGCACGCAGGCTCATCAGCTTCGCGCAGGACGTCGTTCAGAGCCAGCCAAGACTGGAGCGCTGGGTTCGTCGCTAGTTTCTTCATAATTGTTGCTCCTGAGTCAAAAAGGCCCGACGGCCAAAGGGTAGTTCAGCACGTCGGGCAAAGGCTCCTGCAAAGGATCAGTACTTGCGGGCGCCGCGCTTGGCCACAGGTTTTGCTGCAGCACGGCTACCACGCTTTGGAGCCGGTGCAGTTTCTTCCTCAGCCGGTTGGTAGGGGAAGTCGATGGTGGACTTGACTTCTTCGTGGCGCTTCATGATTGCGCCCATCAGCTCGTCAGGCAAGTTCATGATCGGCTCGAAGACGACCTTGAACTGGCTCTTGGGATCCGGCACGATCTTGACCTTGGTCACGATGCCAAACGGAGGACGGCGCAGAGCGCCAACCACCTGCTTGACGAAGCTGGAGTAGCCCTTGACGGACGTGACAGGCAGCTTCATGAAGCCGACAGCCGTGGTCTCGTAGTGGTCCTCGTCTTCATTCAGCTCGAACTTGCCTGCTGCATTGAACGTACCTGCCGGGATCATGCCCAGACGACGCGTGTTGCGACATGCTTTGCCCTTGCCGACCTCAGCCGTGCCAAACTCGTTCATGGGGCAGCCGGCGCACTGATCGTGCTGAGCATTGCCTGCTTCAACAACGATGGTGTGAGGTGCCATAGTCTTTTCTTCGCGAGCGAAGGCAAAGCAGGTCGGGCCTTGAGGCACGTCCGGATCGTAGCGACCTTCATAGAACACGTTCTCGAGGACCGAGTCCAAGATGACGACGGCCATCTGGTTGCCGGGAAGCGGAGCATCTTGCCAAGACAGAATGCCGCCTTTGGTGCTAAAGAACTGTCCGCCGCCAGTGTTGGCTTCCATGCCTGCAGCAACTTCAGCTTGCTTGGCAAGTTCCTCATCCCATTTGACGAGAGCGGTGGTTTGGGTTTTCTTTGTAGCCATGATCATGGTTCCTTAGGTTGTTTGTGTACTAGCACTGCGCTGGTTGAAAAGATCAGAACCTTGAGCAGCGCCCCAAGATCCTGATTGACGTCAACTTTTCGGCATGCGGTCTGCAATGCGCTGGCGATTGATCAGCAGGTCTGCCTCAGTGGGCGACCAACTTTGCAACCAGCCAACAGGCACTGAGACTGCTGGGCACTCGGTGTGCTGCGGGTTGTAGCCGCGGCGAATCATCTCAGCCACAAGTTGCTTGAAGCGTTGTTGGCAGTAGTTGAGACGACTGTAGAAGAACTTCACATGACCAGCACCAAGGGTGTACGTATCAGGAGCCGTGACGCCACCACGCTTGGCGGCAGCTTCAGCCAACTTGAACACACGTGGCAGCTCACGATACTCGGCCACCAGATGCTTCTGATGGAGCTCTTCAACGGGCACGCAGTTGATGCGGGTCATGGTCAGACCTTGTTGATGGAGACCGAGACGGCGTTGAAGTGTTCAACACCCGGAACTTCCTTGCCTGCTTCCCAACGCTCCTTGATGGCCGCATCGGTCAAGCGCTTCTGCATGAGGTCGAAGCTGCCGGTCTTTTTCACGTACTTGTAGAAGGCGTCCCAGTCCTTGACCTGAGGAACCTGCTTGGTCACGACAGTGACTCGGGCCAGCTTACCAGCCACACCAGACGCCTCGGACTTGGGCAGGTTTTCGATGATGTGATTCTTGAGCGCAGTCTCTTCAGCTGCGATCTCGTCGACCTTCTTTTGCTCGGCCAAGCGCTTGTTGCGTAGCTCGAACAGTTTATCCGCGCAGGCGCCGAGCGCCTTGGGGAACTTGTATTTGACTTCAGTTGCCATTTGATAACTCCTCAGCAAGTTTGGTTGCGGTCGTTGTTTGACCGTGATTAGATTTTAGAGTGAAATTGCCGTGCTGTAAACAGGTAATTTCAATTTAATTTGGAAGTTGTCCACCTGTTGTGATGTCCAAGACTGCTGCGTCAAGAGCCTCACGAATGGTAGGAGCCACGGCCATGCGATCTTGGTAGTGGCAAACCCAACGCTCGTCCCAACCGTTAGGACCAAGCACGTCGTGCCGAGAGATGCAAAGACCGTGCTCACCAATTGCATCGAGGCGTTCAGTATCGGTCTTCACATGTCCACCTTGTCGCGGAAGCCGAGGAACACTGGGAAGCGCGGCTTGTCCTTGACGCCAGTCGGTTGCGATTTGTACTTCACAACCTTGCCAATCAGGCTGTCGCCCTGTGCCCACAGCAACTGGCGCTGAGACTCGGTGAACCCAGTGCCGATGTCGAACTCCACGCCGGTCTTCAAGTCCTTGACCATGAGGGCTCCAAGTGTCTGCTTGCCGACCTTGCCTGCTTTATGGCTTGGACGTTCCAGCTGGCCCAGTTCATTGCGCTTCGCCTCATTGGCATTGTGCTGAGCTTCAGAGTAGCCGATGACCTTGGCTTCAGCGTCGACAAAGCGCTTGACCTTCAGCAGCCATGCCTCCTTGGCAGTCGAGCGACCATGCTTGTACGGACCATCAGGATGGCGCAGCATGACGCCTTCATAGCCAGCAGCAAGGTAGCTCTCCTCCCAGGTCAGAATGGCTGCCTCACGGTTCACCTTGTCATGCTGCACCTGCACGAAGTGGGTATGACGTCTAGTCCGCTTGAAGGCCATGTCCAAACGCTTGGCAAACCCAGCCTCGTGGCTGAAGTCGTCGAACACGTAGAACTTCACCTTGGGCTGACCCTCGATGCTCATGACGCCGGATGAGGTCACTTGGAACACTTCCTTGGCAATGGGCGAATCGACGACCAGCTCCCCATCGAGGCCATTGAACTCGTGGTGGCCGAATAGCAGCTGCACGTACTTGTTGGGGATCGGCTTCAGACTTCGGCCAACAGCGACCCCATCAATCACCAAGCAACGAATGCCGTCCAGCTTGGGGCTGAGCAGCATTGGGAATGGGATGACAGGACCTGCTGGCGATGCTAGCATTGGTTTCATGATGGTAACCTTCCTCCACTAATTTCAAATTGTTCGCGAAGATCCATGGAGTGGTGGATCATCACAAACGGCTCCTCAGGATCGGGAGTTGGCTTGCACCAGCAACTGCCGTTGGCAACATGCTCACGCAGATCATTGACCGGTATGACATGAATGCCACCGCAGTTGCAGTCGCGACCTTGTCGGCAGTTCTGGTTGCAGGTCATAGCGGCACGTCGACAATGTCAATCTGCTTGGTGTTCTTGTCCTGGAACACTGCCAGACAAGGTGGTGCTTTGTAACGCAGCACCCTCGCCAGAATGACCGGCAGTTGCTTCGGTACCAGGTGCGCGACCAGCTGCGTGGTCGATGGATTCTTGGGCATGACTAAACTCCTTCTTCATGTAGTATTTCAAACTGACCCGCATCGCTGCTTCACGCAGGCGACTTGGGCTGCAGAGCTTCATGGCCTCGAAGCCGAGGGCCAGCAGAGTCTCAAGCTCAGACCGTTCATCATCGCCCCAGCCGATCAGCTCAGCGATGCATTCCTGCAGTCGCTTGTCTTTCAGCTTCTCAGCCGCTTGGGCAACGTACTCAAGGTCCTCGCGGCTCAGGTTGCCACGACCACGCATGACAGCAGTCGAGCGGTTCGTGTAGTAGACCAGCAACGACTCGAAGTACTCGCGGCCGCCGACTTGCACGGTCTTGGGCTTCTTAGCCATGGCCAGAACCTCCACACGCTTGGCATGGCATATCGATCGAGGACCAACCACTGTTGACCTTGACCTTGCCCTCACCGTTGCATTGGGTGCAGGGCTTGGGCTCACTGGCTTCTTCCATGGCCGCTTTGTAGGCCTTGCGGATCGTGTTGAACTCCACGGAGTTGCCTCCGCGGTCTGGGTGGTGAATCATGCAGAGTTCCCGCCATTTCGCCTTGACCTCGTCAGGCGTCGCGGTATCAGGAAGGCCCAGAGTCGCGAAAGCTTTGCTCATTTGATCAAGTCCCAGCCGACCATGAAGAAGACCCAGAGGAGCTTCAGGATGAAGCCCAGGACTGGCAGCAGGATGAACCCGATGACTAGACCAAGACCCCAGCCCAAAATCTCCTTGACCCAGTCGACCCAGGTGTAGAGGTAGCGACTACGCTTCATTGAGCACCTCATCGAGCTTGGTGGCGTACCAGATGGCCTTCTTGTTGTCCTGCACCGAGCTATCCTTCTTGCCCAAGCGCCACTGGTACTTGATGACTTGGCCGCGAAGGAAGCCGATGAACTGCTCTTTGCCCAGGGCGGCACGGATGGCGTCAATACACTCGACTCCGTTGTCAGTCTCGGCGTAGTGAGGAGGATGGTTCACCATGTCCTTGACAGGAGCCGTCTTAGTGATCTTGCGTTGCATCGAGAATCTCCTTGATTGAGGGCATGACGTGAAGCAGAGCCAGCTTGCACATGACGGCAATCTCGCGATGCTCCTTCTGAGTACCGTTGCCGGCACGGAGTTGGATGTAGTGGATCCAGCTGCGAACTGAGCCGGACATGTAGAGACGTGATGGTGTCAGACCTTCAGGCAGAACTGCACGAGCAACCTCCTTGGCGATGCCCATCTTGAGGGCAGACTTGTACGCCTCACTGGTAGCATGGGCAATCTCCTCTTGCTTGTACGCCCACCACTTCCGCATGTCGTCGTCCTCGATGGCCAAGCTGTTCTGGCGGTTCGTGGTGTCTTGCATGCGGGCCTCACGGATCACAGCATCGTCGACCACAGCAGCATAACGCTGGCTGAACTCTTGGAAGCTGAAGGACCGATGGCGGAGAATCTGCCGGGCGATGTCGCGGGTCGTCTGAATCTCGATGACTGCATGCGCCATCTCGAAGGGAGACCAGTGCTGGTTGCGGACCAGGTAGTTGAGCAGACGAGGAGCCGTTTCATGGTTGGCCTGGTTGGCAGGGTTCGAGACCCGTGCGCAGTAAGCCACCAGCTCCTCGCCCGTCTGAACACCTTCCAGCTCAATCGGCTGGGTGAATGCGATCAGACGGACTTGGCTCATTCTTCTGCGTCCTTCGCGTCGGTCTCGGCGCACAAGGTGTTGATGAACTCGAGCAGATCAGCCTTGGCGACTGGGATGTCGGTCTGTTCAATCTCGACGTCCTTCTTCTTGCAGTCGAGCTGCTCAACCAACGCATCGCGGGTGGCGCGAGCATCGGCATTCGTGGCGGCGTATCGCTTGGCACCAGGGCCAGTGACGAGGTAGCAACGCATGATTTATGCTCCTTTGAGTGAATGAACGACGGCGCGGAAGATGTAATCTTTGGCCTGCTGCTCGCGCGGCAGTTGGTCAAACGGCACCATGCAAGGATGTTGCTTGGCTTCAGGATCCTTGACAGGACCGTAGGTCCAGCCGTCTTCGAGCTTCTGCTTCATCCAGTTGATGTGGCTGGCTTCAGGACCGAAGTTGCCCATGGTGTGCAAGTCTACGCCCATACGAGCAGACTCACGTTGCCATGCAGGAGCATTCTCCCAGGTGGGCTGGCTGTTGTCGCCCAGTGCTTCGCAGTAGGCCTTGTTGACCTCATGGCAGACGCGGGCAATGTTGTCTAATGGATGCTTGTTCAGTTGCTCCGCCAGCAGGTAGCCTTCAAGCTCCCAGATCTTGTCGAAGGCCTTCTCCAAGGCGTACTGCTCGCCAAGCTCCTTGTTGAAGTTGACAGCATTGACACAGGCCGATTCGCCACGGACCGTGAAGCCGTTACGCAGCACAACGTGTGCAATGGTTGTTCGGCCGTCAGGCATGATGAAGTACTCAATGCCGGCGATCTTCGCTTGGACGTCTTCCTTCGTGACTTTGGTTCGCATGTGAAACTCCTTACTTACTTACATTTGGATGAAAAGAAAGGAGACCGAAGTCTCCTATCCACTGGATAGCTTGCTTACGCAGCTTCCTTGATGCCGGCCACGATGCCCTTGATGACTTCCTTGGCGGCCTTCACAGCAGCCTTGTCTTCGGGCAGCTCGGCTTCCTTGACCACAGCCAGGACGCGCTTGGTCTCGGCCTTTACAGCAACTGCGACTTGCTTCTCAACAGCAGCTTGCACACCTTCGTCGGCCAATGCGGCCTTGATCTCTTTTGCATTCATGATTCACTCCTTCAAGTGGTTGATAACGCGTTGGGAGAATTCCCTCAGCAGTTGCTATTTTAGTCTACGCCAGTAGAGCTGTAAACATGTGGTTTCAATATTTTGCGGCTTTTGCGCCAGATTGTTTCTTCGACCAGTCTTCCAAGTGTTTCACAGCAGCTTGCGGAGCGACTTCGGTCATCCAGAACTCGATGTTGCGCAACGCATATAAGCGACCTTGCCCACCGTCTGCCAAACGGATCGGCTTGCCACCGCAAATCTGACGGACTCCGGCTCTTGCCAGCTCGCGACCTAGCCCGTTGGCCGTGGTCCCGGTCTTGCCACTCGGATCGTAGAACTGCAACAGCTCCTTCGACGTGAACAGGTCCTTGTCAACCACAATCTCGCCCACCTTGAGGACGTGGTTCGGCGTGGCCAACAGCTGACGCACCCAACCGGCCAGGTCACTCTGCACGTTGGCGATCATGCGCTCCTTGGCTGCTGTCTTGAAGGCAGGAGCTGCTGGATTGAAGTCGCCTGTGTCGCGGTTCAGCAGATAGTGGAAGACTGCCTTGCTGCCGCCCGTGTCCAGCCACAGGTCATAGTTCATGTAGAACTCCTCATCCATGGGACCGACCTGCACCTCGTGGATGAAGAAGCGGCGGTCGTCGTCTTCAAGGAAGAACGAGTCTGGGTGGTTGGCGGTGAAGAAGTAGTTGATGCAGTCAGGCACCACGTAGGTTGGCACGTACTTGCCATTGACTCGGAGCTCGCGCTGTGTGATGAGCTTCTTCAAGAAGTCGGCATCGGCCCGCTTGTTGGACCCAGTCACGTCGTCGCCCATGACAAACTGCTTGCCCTCAGCCCATTCGTTGAAGCTGTTGTGCAGGTCCATCTGGCTAATCTCAGTGAAGTTCTGCCCGTAGATCCTGCCCAAGGTGTAGCCGATCAGCGACTTACCTGTGCCGTGGCGGATACCGTGTAGAACTGCTGAGCTGAACAGCTTCGTGCCGGGATGTTGCAAAGGATACGCGCACCAGTTGAGGAACCACTCCATGGCCTGAGGCTCTGAGCCCTTGAAGATGTGGGCGACCAATTCCAAGAACGGCTCAACCTCGTCCTCAACTGGTTCAACACCCCAACCCGGCCAGATGTTGAACATGGGTCTAGGGTCTTGGATGAAGCGGCCATCGCCTGGCTTGTACGTGATCTTCGTAACCTCGGTGCGCAGCGGCCACTTGAGCCACGCAGCAGCTGCTGAGACCGCCTTGAAGCTGACCGTGCCGTCTTGCTTGAGACTGCGCTCGTGGTAGTTCAGTGGAGCCTGCAGATGCTCCTTGAACGCGGACGGACTTGCCTTGAACCGAGTGTCTTGGTCGACGATGAGGCCAGGGTCCTGCACGTAGACGTACTTCTCATTGAGTCCCCAAAGCGGCGCGGTCAGGCCCAGCGGCTCGGCCTCAGTGAGCAACCCACGAAACATCGAGACAGCTGATGGCCCGGCGTGCACAAGGAAGTCGTCAAGGCCGACCTTCTCGAGGCCAGGCAGCTGAGGGAGTGAGACCAGATGGACAAAGCAACCGCGGCGGTGAAGCTCCTCACCAAGCTCTCGAAGCGCGGCGCACACCATGGGGTTGGTCTTGTAGTCGCTGTCGAAGCAGATGTAGACGTTGCGCTTGGCCCACTTGACAAGGTCCAGACTGGGCAACCAATCGAGTCCCAGCTTGTGGCTGCGCCAGTTGTACACGCCGCCCAGCCCGATGGTGGGGAAGCCTTCCTTGCAGGCCTTGGCGGCTTTGAGCTCGCCCTCAGTCAGGATCAGCGGCTGGTCGGTGTCGTGAAGCAAACTTTCCCAGTCCTGATTGGCTGGGTAGTAGGCGACCGGAGCAGTGTTGGGTTCCTGCACATAGCGCACAGGCTTCTTGTCAGTCAGACTGGAGAAGTCAGATGGTGTCTCAAGGTACCTGACCCGGTAGAACGGTTTGGATCCTGGCCAGTCGCCAATCGGCTTGCCGTCAGGCCCAATGTAATCGATGCGCAAGCTGCAAAGCTGCTTGAACGCTTGGTGCTGAGCCGCAGTCTGTTGCTGGCCCAGGCAGTGGATACTAAGCAGCTTGGCGTCTTCGAGCGTGAGCCCGCTGGACTTGAGCTTGGTTTCCCCTAGAGAAAGTGCTTTGTGGTCGACCGCAGGTGCGGCCTTCTTTTTTGTGGTTGCCATCTTGTTTCGGTCCTCAATTCGTCGATCATAGCCGCCTCAGCATCGGCCAACCATGCGCTCAGCCGCATGAAAAGGTGTCCGCCTCGCTACATCACTTGCTGAGGGCGATCGACGCGGACCAAGGTTGTGGGCAACCGAAGGAGACACGACACAGCGAGGCGGACGAAGCAGATTCTAATCTGTAGCGGATGAGCTGTAAACAATGGGTTACCAGTAAGGTGAAAGCTGTTATAGATCAACCACTTAGGTGTTATTCTTGGCTCTTGGCGCTCTGCTACACAACAAAGCGGTCGCTACACGCTACGCCAAACCCTATTCTCTCTTCTCTCTATACTTCTTCTTCTTCTTCTTCTTCTTCTATTAAAAAGAGACTGTAGTAGAAGTAGTATCTGTAGTTTGTCTTATAAATCAACAACTTAGGTTGCTACACAACTCGCTACACAGGCCGCTCCATCAGAGTGAGTGTTCGCCCATTTAGAGAGGGTGTACGAGGTTTCCCACATGTGTTAGAGCGGTTTACGCCTCCAGTGAAACGGTTTACGATCCACACCATCGAGATTTCCTATCTCCAAATCTTCTGTGGAGTTGAATAATGGCAGGTGGTGGACGACAACCAGGGGCTGGCCGCCCGAAAGGTGCACTTTCCAAAGTCACTGCAAAGGCCAAGCAAGCCGCCATGGAGACCGGACTGCTTCCACATGAGTGGTTGCTGTTGGTCAGTCGCGGCGAAGGCATCAAGCACAAACGTTGGGTTGTGAAGTACGACAAGAACGGCAAAGAAGTCAGCCGTGACCTTGTGGAAGAAGAAGTCTACGCGGACTTTCCTACACGCATCGATGCTGCGAAAGCAGCGTCTCCGTTTTATGCGCCGAAGCTCGCCGTGCAAACCGTCTCCGTCAGCGGCAACTCAGACGCTGTGGCTGAGGCACTCAAGTCGATCGCGGAGAAGCTTCCAGTATGATCGAACTCGCCCATCAGAAGGACATGGAGCGCTGGTACCCGCTGACCGAGCACTCTATTCAAACCGACCTCGTCAATGACAAAGTGCGGTTCAAGGTGGTCCCAGCAGGGCGGCGATCAGGCAAGACTGAGCGAGCCAAGCGCTTTGTGGTGCGCGAGGCCATGAGGGAACCAGGACCCTACTTCGTCGCCGCTCCTACTCGTGACCAGGTCAAGCGGATCTACTGGCAAGACCTCAAGCGCCTCTGCTTCACCTCCGTGCTCGGCGACCGCTCAGTCAGTGAGTCTGAACTTCAAATCCGCCTGCCCAACGGCAGCACGATCAGCCTCATCGGCCTTGACCAGCCTCAGCGCATGGAAGGTGTGCTTTGGATCGGAGGCGTCATCGATGAGATCGCCGACGTGCGCGAAGGTGCATGGCAAGAGAACATCAGCCCGGCACTTGACACATTCAACCCGCTGAAGCCTGACTACCGCCCATGGTGCTGGCTGATCGGCGTCCCTGACGGCTTGAACCACTACTTTGAGATGGCTGAGTATGCTCGGTCGTCAGGCGACCCTGATTGGAAGCTGTACACGTGGAAGAGCTCAGACATCTTGCCCAAGGACGTGATCGATGCCGCCAAGCGTCGCATGTCGCCCCGTCAGTACCGGCAGGAGTATGAGGCCAGCTTCGAGACCGCATCGGGCCGTGTGTATGAGGACTACAGCCCTGACAACTACACGACTGAGGTCATCAAGCCCAATGAGCAACTGATGTGGCACCATGACTTCAACTTCACACCCATGAGCTCAGGCGTCGGCGTGCGTCGTGGCAATGACTTCTACATCCTTGACGAGATTGTCCTCCAGTCCGCAGTGGCTCGGCAGTCGGCTCTTGAGTTCGTTGAGAAGTACAAGAACCACATCAACCGCAGCGTCATCATCTACGGTGACCCTGCAGGTCGCGCCGGTGAGAAGCATGGACATGCCTCAGACTACACCGAGATGGAACAGGTGCTTCGTGCCAACAACTGGACCGTGACACGTAAGGTGAAGAACGCGGCACCAGCCATCAAGGACAGGCAGAACGCTGTGCGAGCCAAGATCAAGAATGCTAAGGGCGAAGTCAGCCTGTTCGTGAACATCGAGAAGGCGAAGTACGTTCACAAGGGCTTTGCCACTGTGCAGATCAAGAAAGGCAGCACCTTCCTTGAGGAGGACAGCGAATACCAACACATCACGACGGCCGTTGGTTATTGTGTCGACTACGAATGGCCGATCAACTTCAAGAAGGACGTCAAGGTCGAGCCGATCGCGTCCACCCATCATTTCAACCGTTAAGGAACCACCATGGCCCGACCATCCAAAGAGCAACGACTTGCTGCCATCCACCAGGAGGCGCTCACTGAGTTTGACAACATCCAATCTGCCTTGCGCGATGAGCGACTGCAGTGCCTCCAAGACCGGCGCTTCTACTCGATCGCAGGTGCTCAGTGGGAAGGTCCATTGGGTGAGCAGTTCGAGAACAAGCCCAAGTTCGAGGTCAACAAGATCCACTTGGCCGTCATCCGCATCATCAACGAGTACCGCAACAACCGCATCACCGTCGACTTCGTGAGCAAGGAAGGCAAGGAGTACGACAAGCTGGCTGACACGTGCGACGGCCTGTACCGCGCCGACGAGCAAGACAGTGGTGCTGAGGAAGCTTACGACAACGCCTTCGAGGAAGGTGTGGCTGGCGGCTTTGGAGCCTGGCGTCTGCGCACTGTGTACGAGAACGAAGAGGACGAAGAAGATGAGAAGCAGCGGATCCGCATTGAACCGATCTTCGATGCCGACTCGTCTGTGTTCTTTGACCTGAACGCCAAGCGCCAAGACAAGGTCGACTCGAAGCGCTGCTTCGTCATCACGTCCATGACGCGTCAAGCCTACAAGGATGAGTGGGGCGATGATCCTGCTTCGTGGCCGAAGGAAGTCCATCAG